ACCACCACTAACAGGGTCACCACCAATAATGTTAATCGACTTTGCCCCAGCAAATAAATCAGATCTCCCAAGCACCTCTTTATACGTGGCTATTCTATCGTTTCTGACAACTCGCAATTCTTGAAAGCGGTGTGAACCGTGACCTGGCTTGTCAGCATCGTATTCACGTAGCAGGAACGAAGGCTCGTCATCAGAGACATGAAAAGCTATTGCATCAATCATTTGACTCCTCTAGCCCGCGTTAGTTGTTGCCCCCGCCCCGAAGGGCGAGGGCTTTATTTGCCTATTGACTAGGCGTTCCAGTCACGGTTTGCCTTGACGAGAATGTAATCTACGTCAAGAGTCTCAATAGCCGCTCCCTTTGCTTCAACCCCGACACAAAGTGCAAGGTTTACAGAAGTAGAAGCAGCACCCGCAACGGTCTTTTTCAAGTCACCGTCAACGTACCAACGAGTGTCGCCGTTAGGCGCAATTTCAAGCCTGAGAATTTGCCACTCACCAGCAACAGCGTCATCGTCCAGGTCTAATGCCGTAGAGTCTGTAACAGCACTGGCAGTTCCACCGTTGTAAACAGCGTGCCAATCTTCGTCATCAGTGAGTTCTGCTGACAAGAAGAAACCAACGAAGTCTGAAGCGGTATTCGTAATCGTTGCAGTAGCACCCGTGAGGATGTTCGTTTCGATTGAAAGCGTCTCAGGCGGAATGTCTGAAAAGCCAATGAATACCTCTTTAGTGTCGAGGTTTTCCAGTTGGACACGAGTTTCAAGAACAATCGTCCCACTAAGGCCAACATCAAATGCTGCCTGAGTGCCAACCATCGTCGTGTGGTTATCCTCATTGGTCGTGGTAATTCGACCAGCACCAGAAAGAACCCCAGCAATAGTTGGAACACCAGCGTCTGTTTCAGCATTACCCTGTCCACCGACGCAGAAAGGGCCAAGTGATCGAAGTTCCGCAGTGTTAGCGACTGAATCTTCGCCGTAGAAGTCGTAGAAAAGTCGGATGCGACCCGGCTCTCCTTGAGCGTTTATAGCCATTTTCTATTACCTCGTCCCCTTACCGATAAGGCGGGTTTGGGACTAATTGTTTAGAGACTCTAATTGAGCCTCTTCATCACGACGTAGGAGTAGTCGCGTCACTTTGAATCTCAAAAAGCCAGTTGCCCGAAGATCGCTCGGCGTACGCGTACTCGTCGCGGTGAAGCATGTTAGTGCCACCACCACCGATGAACTCGTCACGAACCATCTTCACGAACGGCGCACGAGCCTGACACAGAACGATGGCTCCACCGGGACCGGAGGCGAAAACGCCACCCTTTGCGTCCGGGGTCGAGTCAATCGGAATGTTGTCGTCCTGGAAGAACGCTGCGTCTGCGATCGGAAGCATGTAGCCTCTGCCGTAAACTTCAGCGGTCGCACCAGCAGGAACCGGGTAGGTTCCAACGCCACCGACCAGTTCGTCGTACAGGTCTTTGGACTGAAAGCCGTGGAGCACGAAAGAAACCGGGCCATCCCACGTCTCGGTAGCGTTGCTGCGGATGCGAAATACACCTGCGGCCACATGCCCGGACGTAAGGGTCGTGCCAGTTCCGCAAAGGGACGTGGTAGCACCGTCAAGAACGGTGATGCCGTCAATGTCCTTCTTGCGCTCAATAGCGTTCTGAGCAAGCGCACCCGTCTTCGCAATCACGTTCTTCGAGACGTTGCGAGCCGCACGGTCCGTAAGGAACGTGTGAACCGAAATCATTTCGGGCGTGATTGAAAACGGAGTGTCCGCGAGAACCTGGGGGTTGTCTTCCTCAGTGGTCTCGGTGATTGCCGATGCAGTCAACTGCGTCAGCGAGATTTCTTTCCAACTGTTACCAACTCCCGTACCGAGTTTTACCCGGTCGGCCAGTTGCGATATCACGCCCTTTGTCTCTCGAATGATCCGGGCCTGATTCACAATATCTGGAAGAGAGTCGGCAAGAGAGGATGTATATGTCGTCCCTGTTGCCATATTGTTCTCCGATTAAGAGCCTATCCCCAGCTACATGTTTCCACGTTTTTGCTGGATTGATATGGCTCGTGCTGTGTCGTCGGTTCGTCCTGCGGCGTAATCCGCCATGAACTGTACATCTGACTGAGAACCCGATTGGCTCCCCCCGGAATCCAGTTGGTTTTCTGGACCGCCCGCGGGAACAACCGACTTCTTAGCTTCAGCCGATGCTGTCTCTGCCCTAGATGTCGCAACCTTCCCCGCCTCGGCAGCAATCTCCGCAATAGCTTCCCCGAGATAACTGAACTCTGGAGACAGGCCGTTATTAGCGTCCTGGAACTCCGAAATCCTCGTTATCCCGAAAGCAGCTACCTTGTTGAGAGCAGTCTCGATTGGCTCGGAAAGGTTGTGTTTTTCGGTAAGGTCTTTTGTGAAAGCCGTCAACATCCCCATCGCAGCATTTTGATTCTGTTGAACCACTTGATTCTGCTGGGCTGTCTGTGCTTCGGTTAACTGTTCGGCTTGCGCTTCGCTCCGCAATCTTCCCGCAAGGTTGTCGCCTGCTTCTGCGACCCGCTGGGCATACATATCTGGCGTAAGCCCTTGTTGGTCGTAGAACGTCGCGAGGTCTCTGCGGTGCGCCTCAACCTGTGTTTCTATTACCTGCTGAGATGCTGCTTGTGCGGCCTGTGCTGCTACTTGTCTTGCTTCAGTCTGCGCCGCTGCGATCTGCCTGTCCGCTGATGCCTGAAGATTACGGAACTCTTCGGTATCTCTTATGTTTACCGGAGATGCAACTTCTTCAGCAGGCTCTTCAGCAGCAGGCTCGCTTGCCGTTTCTTCCGGTTCATCAGTAGCTTCGGGTTCCGACGCAACCGCTACAGGCTGATCCTCTTCCAGTGACTCTGCGGGGGTTTCCTCGTCGAGAGCGTCGTCGGGGCCAAGTTGATAAACCTGGGCCTCGCTTACATCGCTCGCAACAAGAGATTCCTCGGCAGCTTCTACTGAAGGAGAATCAACAACTGCCTCAGTTGTCGAAACCGTATCTGCTGG